CGACGTAACCCCGCAGATATGGCTTATAGAAACGCGCAGGCGCGTGGTTACCGCGCAAATGCAGCACCGCCAGCACCGCCGCCTAACCCGGCGCAGCGACTCAATGTTATCGAGGCTGGTCAGCAGGCTTCGCGCTCGCTTACGGGTGTCGGCGGACGGGCAGCGGTCAATCCCGAAATGACGGTAGAAAATTTGCTCAGAATGAACGACCGCGAGCTCGAAGCTTTCAAAACAAAAAATCCGGCGAAGTATCGCAAACTCAAGGGCGGTTGAAAAGAAAGGCCGCATTGCTGCGGCCCAAGGACGAGTTTCCCGTAAGATGTATCGTGTAGCGCGTCGGCTCGGGCGCCGTCAAGCCCGTTCGGTTTCGGGTACCGTATAAACCCGTTCGGCTCAGGCACCGTTAACGCCTGTTCGTTGGCCACGAGCGTCTCGTGCGCGCCTGCTCCTGCAATGGAGCGCAAACCCTTTTCATCAACTTTGCAAGGGAGCCATGAGCTATGGCTAGCACGTCATACGGCGTTAATGACGCCTTGACGGTCAAGCTGTGGGCTCGTGAGTTGGCGCACGAAGCGGTCAAAGCGACCGAGGTGTACGCGCTCATCGGCCAGAACAGCAATTCCGTCATTCAAGAGAAGACCGAGGCGAAAAAAGGCCCCGGCGACCGCATCACCATCGGGTTGCGCATGCAACTCTCCGGTGATGGTTTTACCGAAAACGAGATCGCCGAAGGTAATGGTGAAAGCCTCACGACTTACGCCGACAACATACTCGTGAACGAGCTGGGCCACGTAGTTGGCGTGAGGTCGGAGAACACCATAGACAGTCAAAGAGTCGCGTTTGACCTACGCGAGGAGGCTAAGGACGGGTTGGTAGACTGGTGGGCGCGACGCATCTCGGTCGCGTTCTTCAATCAGGTCTGCGGCAATACCGCCTTGTCCGGCGGCACTGCACCATCCTCGACGAAGTACACCGGGCTCAATGCCGTGGCTGCACCATCCACGGGACGCATCTTGCGGATGGGCACCTCGTTGACCACCGACGAGGCCGTCAACGCGGCTACCACCGCGACGCTGACATTGTCGGCGATTGATAGCTGTGTTGAAATTGCCAAGACCGGCGGCTCAACCGGCTTGCCCAAGATCCGGCCGATTCGGATCGAAGGCGGCGAGCACTACGTAATGTATCTGCATCCGACGCAAGTGACATCGATCCGCACCACGACGTCCACAGGTCAATGGCTGGACATCCAGAAGGCGGCGATGCAAGGCGGTGAGATCAGCAATAACCCGATCTTCACTGGTGCATTGGGCATGTACAACAATGTGATCCTGCGTGAGAGTGAACAAGTCCCCAACGGAGTGCATTCCACCACGGCGGCGGCCCAAACCAATACGCGCCGAGCAGTGTTTCTCGGCGCGCAAGCGGCGGCTATTGCCTTCGGTCAGAATAGCGGCGAAAGCCGTTATAGATGGAATGAAGAATTGTACGACCATAAGCGGCGCCTTGAGGTGTCCGCTTGGTCGATCTACGGCTTAAAAAAACTGGTCTGGAATGCGACCGACTTCTCGACCATCGTGGTGACATCCTACTCGGCACCTGTCGCGTAGTTTCTGCAACTCCAAAAGCTTCGGCAAAGGCCCCTTCGGGCAAAAGGAGTAACTCACATGGCAACTGGAACCTTGGGCACGTCTGCCCGCGACTATCCCTCGAGAGAAAGTCGATTCTGCGTCAACCTCACCTTCACCAACTTCGGCGGCGGTGCAGCACGCAAGATCGGCACGATCCCAATCAACTCAGTCCTGTTGCGGTGCTATACTGTTACCGGAACAGCGTTCAACAGCAGCACCACCAACAATATCCAAGTCGGCACGGCATCCGGTGGGGCGCAGGTTGTGGCGGCGGCGGCGATCGGTGCAGTAGGCATCAACACGCAGACTATCCTCGCCGCAGCGGCGGGGCCGTTGGCCGCCGATACTGACATCTGGATTCAAGGCACGTTCGCGGCGGCTGCGCCCACGGCCGGAAATGCCGATTTCGTTCTGGAATGGGCAAATCCGGTTGGTCAATAATGCGAACGTTAGATTGGTTTCTGGATCAGGTGGCGCGAATGCCACCTGACTTTCTCGAGGACAAGTCATGCCCACCTACGGCGATATCCAACTCCAAGTCGCAAACGATCTGCGACGATCCAATCTCGGCCCCGAAATCGCTCAAGCCATCCTCGACGCCATTGCCGATCACGACAGCGAGCGATTCTACTTCAACGAAACCGAAATCTACAAGTTCACGACTGTCTCAAACCAAGACACATATATTGTCGCGGCTCAGCCACCGATCCAGGAATTCATGAAGATCGATATGGTGCGTAGCCAAGTCGGCAATACTTGGTTCACACTTGAGCGCAGGACGCCGGACGATATGGAAATCGACTATTCGGCGCCCACGAGCGGGCAGCCGTTTAACTGGTCGATCCATGGCAACGAAATGCGGCTGTTTCCCATGCCGGATAGGGCCTATCCGGTCAGGGTGTTCGGACATTATCGCATCACGCCATTGGTCAACGCCAACGATTCCAATCCTTGGACGAATGCCGCCAGGAATTTGATCCGTTACTCGGCGCTCAAGCGGCTGTTTGCCTATCCGATCCGCGATATGCAGCAATCGCAAGCGGCCGAGGCGCGCGAGGTGCAAGAAGTCGAATACCTACGGCGCGAAACCGATGGCCGGGAGCGCACAGGCCAAATGAAGGCGTACTACTGATGCCTAGAGCAAGCGTGCCATTCGCGGAATGGCGTCCGGATATCGCGACGCTCGATAGTCAATTTGCCAACGTGGCTGACAATGTGTTTGCGGGCATCAATTCGTATAAACCGATCCCTGGATTGCTGCCGTTTTCTGCGCCGATCCCGGATGCGCCGATACGGGGATTGACATCGGCGCGCAAGCTAGACGGAACCTGGATGGTTTTTGCCGGCACGCAAACCAAGCTTTACTCGTGGACCAACAGCACCGGCTGGGTCAACGTCAGCCGCACGACCGGCGGCCCTTATAATGTGGACATCAATGAGCTGTGGTCGTTCGCCCAATTTGGCCAGAATCTCATCGCGGTTCAGTCGGCGAACGAACCTCAGACAATAAATGTCGATAGTGGAACTGCGTTTGCAAATCTCGGTGGTTCGCCGCCATTGGCGCGGACGGTGGCGCAAATCGGCGATTTTGTCGTGCTGGCGGGATTGGTATCAAATCGGCGCAAGATCGCATGGAGCGCCATCAATGACAGTACCAGCTGGACGCCGGGCATTAATCTAAGCGACGTACAGGAATTCCCGGATGGTGGCCCGGTGACCAGCGTTCAAGGCGGCGAGATCGGTTACGCCGTGCAGGATCGCGCTATTCGAACCATGCAATTCTTGCCGGGCGATACGACTTACGTTTTCAATTTCAGCCGTGTGCTAAGGGATAAAGGTTGTATTTCGCCGTATGCGGCCATCACCGTGGGCAATGTGCTCTATTTCCTCGCCGAAGACGGCTTTTATTCCATTACCGGCCAGGGCGTCGTGCCAATCGGGCAAGATAAAGTAAACGAATGGTTCCTTGCGAATTCCGATATCGGACGGCGTGCTCTTGTACAGGTCGCGATTTCGAACAAACCTTATGTCGTGTGGGCGTTTCATTCAAATTCCGCGGCCCAACTTTACGACCGGATATTGATTTATAACTGGAGCAATGGGCGTTGGAGCACGGGAACGGTTTACGCCTATGCCTGGGCGCAGCTAGCCACGACGCCATACGATCTTGACACAACCGATCCCGGCGAGCCGGGTGATGATCTGCTCGATTCGACCGCGCATCCTCTTGACAGTCTGTTTTATCTTGGCGGCCGACCATTCGTTTGCGCCTTTGACGAGCAGGGACGGCTGTGCGAACTCAATGGGCCCAATCTGCCGGCGACAATGGAAACCAGCGAGACGCATCTGGTGCCGGGGCAACGCGCCTTTGTGTCCGATGTCTATCCGTTGACCGACGCGCCCGGTAGCTTGATCAAGGTTGCGATCCGCGAACGGCTGCAAGATCCCATAGTATGGGGAATAGATTTCCCGCTCGAGATTACGGGCTCGGCGTCGGTGTTGACGTCATCTCGCCTGCATCGCTTTCGCGTGACCAATCCGCGCGCTGAGGTGTGGACACACGCGCAGGGCGTCCAGGTCGAGGTACAGCCGGATGGCACGGCATGATGCGAAGCATAGATGAAATATGAGCGATGCCTATAGTTTCCCCAAGCTGCCACCGGCGCCGTTTCGAATTGCGTTCGATAGTGCGCGTGACCCGTACGTTGCAAGAAATGCGCTAGGAATTACCGGCGTCAATGGCGCCGTGCCGCCTTATCTGAGCGACGCGCCGGTCAATGGTCGGCACTTCGGCAGATATAACGCAACTTGGGCGGATCTTGACGAAGTCTATATGCGCTGGGTGCCGTACACGGGAGCGGGGCAAGCGTTCCTGCGGCAGGATCTCACCCGCGACGGCGATTGGACGATGGTCGCCGTCAACGATACGACCGATCGGCCGGCACCGCAGCCGACCGGGGCCGAAGAAGACCTGCTACCGATATGGACGCCGACGACATCGGGCAATCCCGCCAATCATGTCGTCTACAACGAATGGACGGTCAACACTGCGGGCTGGATCAATCAGTACGGGATGGACGTTCTTAATCCCGGCAAGCAGTGCGCGGTCACGCTGTCGGTCAATGGTGTTACCAAAGACACCTTCACCGTCACGCCCAACACTGCGGGATTGTTCTGGAACGATATAACGCCGCTGCTGGTGGTTTCCGGGGCGATAATTCGCGTCACTAATTCGGTGAGCGGCAGCGGTAACCTCTCCTGGTACCAGCAAGTTGGACTATTCGCGACGCCACCTGTCTATTGCTCGGCGGCAGTCGGATCGAAGGACGGCGCAGCCGCAGGTACGACTGCATACGGTTGCCATGTGCTGTTGCAGCCCGGTACGAAATCGGCCAATTGGGATGTGGTCGCTTTTGGCGGGTCTGCCGCCGGGGGTGGCGGCGGCGGCCCTCCGGTCAATCCATCGCCATTAACCGCCGCCAACGATACCAACATCACATTGACGCTCGGTGGCACACCGGCAACTGCGCTGTTGCAGGCATCCTCGATTACAGCGGGTTGGACCGGCACGCTTGCAGCGGCAAGGCTCAACGCAAACGTCGTTCAAGCCGTTGCCAATGATACGAATGTAACGGGCTCGATTGCGGCGCAGACGCTCACGCTTGGCTGGACAGGCACGCTCGCTGCAGCGCGGTTCCCAGCACTCACTGGCGATGTCACAACCACGGCCGGATCGCTGGCAACGACGCTGGCGACCGTCAACAGTAACGTCGGCACGTTTCAGGGCATCACCGTCAACGCGAAAGGGTTGGTCACGGCGGCCGTCGCGCAAGGCTATCTGACCGCCAACCAGACGATCACGTTATCCGGTGACGTCACAGGTTCTGGAGCTACGGCAATCACCGCGACTATCGCCAATGGCGCTGTTACGAATGCCAAGATGGCGAACATGGCGGCCAACACGATCAAAGGAAACAATGCCGGCAGCGCGGTGGCGCCGATTGATCTAACCGGTACGCAAACCACGGCAATGCTCGACGTGTTCACAAGCTCGCTGAAAGGAGTTGCGCCTAGCTCTGGTGGTGGCACGGCGAATTTTTTGCGCGCGGATGGGACTTGGGCAGCCCCGCCCGGCGGCGGCGGCGGCGTTACGGCCGTTGGCACGCCGACGCTGGGCCAGATCGCTCAGTGGACGAGCGCGAGCAGCATTCAAGGCATCGGGCTTTATAACTACCTCGGCGGTCTGACGTTGAGCTACGTCAGTACGACGACATTCGGCATTGCTGTTGGCGCTGCTACGTCTGATGATAATACGACGCTGATGACGCTGACATCGGCCTATACCAAGACGAGATCGGCGTGGGCCGTTGGCTCGGGAAACGGCGCGCTCGATACTGGGACGGTCGCGGCGAATACTTGGTATCATATTTATCTGATCGAGCGCACCGATACGGGCGTTGTCGACGTGTTGATGTCGTTATCGGCAAGCGCACCAACTATGCCGGCGAGCTACACCGTGAAACGGCGCATCGGGTCGATTAAGACGATTGCTGCTTCCAACTTCATGAGTTTCAGTCAAGTTGGGGATCAATTTTTGATAACCACACCAGGTTATGATGTTGGCGCCCCAGCATTGGGTGGTAGCATTGCAGTTGCGGCAACTCTGGTGACACTGGCGTCCGTGCCTTCTGGCATTCAGACTGATGCTTTTATCACTGTGAATGCTATTCCAGATGTAACGAATCCTCTAAACCTTGAAATATATTCTCCTGATAACACGCAATTCCAAAGCAATTTATGGGCCTATGCTGGCGGTGGCGTAGCAGCAGCGGATTTGAAAATTCGTACCAATACCGCGCGGCAGATTCAAACCAAAAGCGCTTTTGCGGTGACTGGAACCGGCACTGTTGGTTTATGGATCGTCACCAAGGGCTGGGTCGACAATCGGGGAAAATAAATGGCAGGCGAAGATTATCAAAGTTGGTCGGTAACTGCGGCCGATAACGCCAATGCCGACAGCGCGATCAATTGGGCCGAGGGTCAGCCACGCGCTTCGGTCAACAATAGTTCGCGCAGCCAGATGGCGGCGCATGCCAAGAACCGCAATTTGCTCAACGGCTCCATTGTCACCACCGGCTCGCCTAATGCGCACGCATTCATATCCGGTGTCAGTTACACGGCCATGCCGGCAATGCTGGTCGTCAAACTTAAGGTTGGCGCCAGTCTGACGAATACCGGCAGCGCCACCTTGAACATGGATGGCCTGGGCGACTTTCTCATCAAGGACGATAAAGGCAAAAATCTTCTCGGCGGCGAGCTCGCCGAAAATAGCTACACGGATTTTCTTTGGAACGGCACTAACTGGGTTTTCTTGTACTCGCGCTCGTTTTTTTTCAATCTGGTCACCGGCGGCGGCGGACTAATCATCCAAACGCAGGTTTTCAGCTCGTCCGGCTCTTATACGTTCGTTCCAGATCCGTTGATGGAGAGTTGCGTTATCGAGTGCATCGGCGGCGGCGGGGCCGGCGGCGGCACTCCGAGCGGCAATGCGACGACCTTTCTCATGGGGGGAGGCGGGGGCAGCGGTGGTTATAGCCGCACGACCGCCACGGCGGCACAGATTGGTGCCTCGCAGGTTGTAACCGTTGGAACTGCTGGGCTGGGTACTCCTTATGGTGACGGCACATCCGGCGGTGCCAGTTCGGTCGGCTCACTCTGTTCCGCGGGCGGCGGCTATGGTGGCGGCGCCAATACTGTCGGCGGCCCTGGTGCGCCTCCCGATACTGGCGATGTCGCTGCTGGAGGCGCCCCAGGTACGGGGGGGCTTTACAATTTTGCCACCAACGTAGCCAACGTGGTTGCTTGGGCCGCAAATGGCGGTAGCAGCGTATTCGGCGGCGGCGGCGTTGGCGGCGTGGCCAACGGAGGTCTTGCGGTCAACGGCGGCGATGCAACGAGCTATGGCTCGGGCGGCGGCGGCGGCAGCACGAACAATAGCGGGCAAGGATCGACCGGCGGCCACGGCAGCGGCGGGATCGTCATCATTACAGAGTATGGCGGCCGCGGCGCTCCCGGCCGCGATGGCGCTCCCGGTCCGCAAGGCCCCATAGGTCCTACCGGCCCCGCTGGCCCAGGCACCGGCAACGTAATCAGCAGCGGCACGCCGGTCGCAGGACAGATCGCGCAGTGGGTCGACGCTAGTCACATTCAGGGCGTCAACGCCAGCGCGACCATGTTCAGCACCGGCGATGTGAAATTGAGCCTCAAGAACGTTGCGGATGCCGGCTGGGTGCTGATGAACGACGGTACCATCGGGTCGGCGAGCTCGGGCGGCACGACCCGCGCCAACGCCGATTGTCAGGCGCTATTCACATTGCTGTGGAACAACGTGATCGACGCCTGGTGTCCGGTTTCCGGCGGCCGCGGCGGATCGGCGGCGGCCGATTGGTCGGCAAACAAGACCATCAAGCTGCCACGCGCTTTGGGTCGAGCGCTAGCCGGATATGGTGCGGGCGCGGGCCTAGCCAACCGCGTGCTTGGCCAATATGTCGGTGAGGAAAATCATGCATTGACCACGGCAGAACTCGCGGCCCATGGCCACGCGCTGAGCGATCCGGGGCATTCCCATACGACCGGTTCGAATTATTGCATAGGATTTGCTTCCACTACGGTCGATCCTGGATCGACCTACAATGTGTATACCTATTATGGATTTTCAAATACCGTTAACGGTGCCGTGACCGGGGTTACGATAGCGAACACAGGTAGCGGCACGGCGCACAATACGATGCAGCCGACGTTGTTCCTCAACGTCATGATCAAGCTGTGACTTGTCCTCGTGGAGACGGGGATGCATTTCATGCCGCTTCAATTCGAGGATCTGACAAGATTGTTTCCGTTATGGTGGCCGTTCTTAGATAACATTTCAAAGCGCTCGAAGGAGCCGATCGAGCAATTAGAGGCGGCGATCAAGCAGCGCGAGGTGCAGGTTGCCCTGGTGTGGGATGGCAGCAAGGCTCATGCACTCGTCGGTTTGCGTTTTGTGCAGCGTGGCACCGATACCATCGGCGAGATCGTTTGGTTGACAGGCAAGGGCATGAAGCAATGGCAATATCTGCTCCCTGAAATGGAGCAGTATCTGCGTGATCGGGGTTGCGTCGAGATCAGGCCGATTTGTCGGCCCGGGTGGGCGCGGTTGTTGAAGCCGAAAGGCTACCGGATCACGCATTACGTGATGGAGCGCAAATTATGAGCAGCGGAGCAACATCACCGGTTGTCACGCAGACGCAGACACGCGATCCGTGGTCGGGCGTACAGCCGTATCTGTCCGGCATGTATCAAACCGCGGACGTCATGCGAGCGCAAAATCAGGGCTACACGCCTTATACTGGCCCGACGCAGGCGGCGCTTGATCCCTATGCACAAGCCGGCCTTGGTAACTTGCTCAATATGGGAAGTTATTATTCACAAGCCGGCGTTCCAGGCATTGCCGATGCGCAAAACCTTGGTGATTACGTCATTAATCAGCAGGGTATCACGCCGGGGATTCAACAGTCGATCAGTGGATTAGGGCAAGCCGGTAATCAATATCAGCAGATCTACAATCAGAATATCGGAACACAAAATCCTTATCTGCAAGACGTGATCGACCAGCAAATGAACCAAGTTCAATCCGCCATGAGCGGCGCGGGGCGCTACGGCTCGGGCGATTACACCGCGGGAATAGCTCGAGCAATCGCCCCGACATTGGCACAGGATTACATGGCGCGACAGCAACTTGCCGAGCAGGCGACGGGGGGATTGGCACAAACCTATCAACAGCAAGCGGGTCTTTATAATCAAGGCTTGCAACAAGCCGGTCAATGGGCGCAAGCGGAGCCGGGATTTTATCAGGCATCGTTGGCGCCGATGCAAACGGAACTGGCGGCTGGCGATATACTAGGCCAGCGCGCGCAAAACGACTTGAATGCGCAGATTGCCCAATACAACGCGCAGCAAGCCTATCCGTGGCAGCAACTCGAGCGCGAGGCCGCGATCCTGGCCGGCGCGGGACAACTCGGCGGCACGCAAGTCACGGCACAAACACCGCAGCAGGCGCCCACGTTGCAACGATTACTTGGCGGCGCGCTTGTCGGCGGCGGATTAGGTTCTTCATTCGGGCCGGTTGGCACAGGCGTCGGCGCGCTCGGCGGTGCGGGGCTGGGCTATTTCCTCTAGAGGTGAGGCCATGGCGTTGTTTTCCCCTTACGACATCTGGCAAATGGAAAACTACCAGGGGCTTGGCAATCAGGCTCCTGGCGGCTGGGCGGGTCAGGGTGGCTATCTTGGGCCGACGCCGCAAGGCGGATTTGCGCCCGCGCCGCAGGATGCTTATGCCGATGCCTCCGGCAATGCGCCGGATGCTGCGCCGATAAGCGGCGGCGTTGGTGCGCCTGCGTTTACGCCTGCGCCGATGCAACCGGGACCAGCAGCTCCGGCAGCGCCAGCGATGCCGCAGGCTCCTGGTCTTGGCGGCATTGGTGCACAATCCATGATCGGGCTCGGCATGGGATTGCTTGCTGCAACGCCATTCAATCGCATGGGACGAGCATTGGAAGGCTACCAGGCTGGGGCGCAGGCCGATCTTGCACGGCAACAGACGCTTTACAAAGCACAGCAGGACGCCATTGCGAATGCCTACCGCGAACGCCAAATGCGGCTGGCGGAAGCGCCGCAAATTGTGGATATGGGCACCGATCTTTATACCGGACGAAAGATATTTGGTTTTCGCAGTCCTGGTTCAACCCAAATCACGCCGGCTACAGGGGCCGTTCAAGGCGGAACATCGGAGATCTCTCGTGTGCAGCCTGAATACAACGAACAAGGCAAGGACGAGGCATTCATGGCTGCGCTGCAAAAAGAAGATCCAATCACCGCAAAAGCAGTCCAAGATATTACCGAGGGACGCGTGCCGGCGAGCGGTCGAAATCTGCAAAAGCTGATTCCGCTTGCTTCGCGCTATGATCAGAATTTTACCGGGGCACAAGATTATCAAACGCGATTGGCAACAGCCAAAAGTTTTGCCGCTGGCAAGGACGCGCAAGTAGTGAAAAACTATAATCAGGCACTCACGCACGCGGAAAACTTATGGAATCTTATTCCCAAGGTTGCGATGTCGGATGTGGGCGGCCCCATTGGCGGTATTTATAACGTCGGCGCCGGCACGGTGGCCTCCGCTTGGAACAAGCAGTATCAATCCGACCGCGCTGAATATGACAGTTTGGCTCAAAAATTAGGTCAGGAAATGACGAATGCCGCTCGCATCGGAGGCGGTTCAGTGTCGGAAGTCAATCACTCTTTGGCACAATTACAGTCTGCAAAATCAGGCCCCGAAATGCGAGGCGCCATCAAAGGCGCGATTGATTGGCTTGATGGGGCGATGCAAGCAACGGCCCAAAAGAAAAGCGAAGGTATGAAGTCGCAATTTGCACCAAGCAGCCTTCTCAGCGAAAAAAACCAGGGCACATTTGATCGTATCCAGTCACACGTTGAAGGACAATCACAAAACCCTCCTGTTGCAACACAGACTGCTCCACAACCGCCAGCGGCGACGGCACCGCAGGCGCCAGTCCGTATTCCAGCAGGCGCAATCGATGCAGTTCGTAAAAATCCAAATTTACGGGATCAGTTCGAGCGGAAATATGGACCGGGTTCATCGGATCGCTTCCTAAGCATGGAT